GCCTATACAAACCCTCAATTCTTGGGAGTTTAGTGTCTCTGCTTAACCGCCAAACAGTGATTTATCGTTGAAAAAGCATTGAAATAAGGGAGTTTTTACGCAAAATGGATAATAAAAAAGATACTTCAAAACCACAGGGTTATGAACTCGTAAACTTCTGTGAGTTTGACAAGTTTGCGGAACAGAGTTATTGTGCAGTACACGGTGTAGATGCCAGCCTAAATCTCGGAGATATTACAAAGGTAGATGAAACCAAAATCAAACCTTTCTCTATGATTTGTGGCGGTTCACCTTGCCAAGATTTTTCTGTTGCCGGTAAAGGCGAGGGTAGCAAATGGAAGTGCGCTGATTGCGAACACGAATATAATCCCCTTACTGTTCATTATTCAAGCCGTCATAAGTGTCCCAAGTGCGGAAGTGAGAATCTTGATAAGTCAAGAAGTTCTCTGCTCGTAGAATGGCTGCGTGTCATCAGAGCCAACAAACCCAAATGGGGCATTTACGAAAATGTCAAAAACATTGTTGGAGTTAAGTTCAAAGAAACATTCCAGATGTTCTTGGACGAACTTCACGAATACGGCTACAATACATATTTTCAAGTTTTAAACGCAAAAGACTACGGTATTCCTCAAAACCGAGAAAGAATATATCTTATCATTGTTCTGAAGGAACTCGACAATGGCAAGTTTAAATTCCCTCTGCCATTTGAAAGCAGCATTAGGCTGAAAGACGTTCTGGAAGATGAGGTAGACGAAAAATACTACATCAATACTCCGACAGCACAAAAGTTAATTGATGACCTCGTAGAGTCTGGTAAACTCGATAAAGAAATCTCCAACACCGTAAGGGCTGGGGGGGAGAGGAAGTATAGACCGACATCAATGGGATATGGTTCAAGTCTGATTAAGACCGGAATCTTCTCACAACAGTGTCAAAAGTTTGACCGAGAAATTGATGTCGCTAATACATTACTCGCCAGAGATTATAAAGGCTTTGGAAATCAAGGAATGAACGGAGTAATAACTAAATATGAAGAAAACTAACATAGTTGTTTTAGGTAGGCTACTTCCCGACTCTGGCAAGGTACACCAAAACCAAGAAGTGTACTACGCAGGGGGGAGTGAAATATGCACAATCAAGGCTTGTCACTACAAAGACCCACCTAAAATATTGATTGATGTGGCTCGGAGAGATAAGAATGAAGATAATCCAATTAGGAAATATGAGAAAAGGAACGCCGAAGTTTAGCAATCCTCAAACCGGCAGAGTGTATTCGATAGACGGTATTGCGCCGACTATCAACACTTGTCAGGGGGGGAGAGCGTGAACCCAAGGTAGTGGTTAAAAATATGAAATTTGTATGCGAAAGAAGAATGGACGAAGGTTTGAGAACCTTTAAAGATGGTGTAGTAGGCACTATCCGCACCATTGATGCAGGGGGGGACAAAAGAGTGATTGAGAACAATTCCGCTTCTGGTTATCGCATTAGAAAACTAACACCAAGAGAGTGTTGGAGACTGATGGATTTCACAGATGCAGACTTTGACAAAGCAAAGTGGTACTCAAAAGAAGAAGCCAAGGCTTTGCTTGAAAAACATCCAAACCATAAAGGGAAACGACAATTCACAGAAGAAGAACGAATTGAAAGAATGTCTGATACACAGTTATATAAACAGGCTGGCAATTCAATTTGTGTTGGTGTCCTTTATTACATATTTAAAGAACTGTATGAGGCTATGCCCTATCTGTTCGATGATTTAAAAGTAAGCAGTTACTTCTCCGGCATTGGTGCTTTTGAAAGTGCGTTAGATAGGCTCTATGAGGACATTAACTCTGGAAATATTACAATGCCGACCTGTGTGAGTGTTGAACCCGCAGGGGGGAGAGAACGAATTGTCTATGATGACTACAACAGCAATATAAGAGCAGACCAAGATACAATGGGTACGCTTATTTCAACCATAGGCAATCACTGTTTACGCAAAGGCTATAAATTGATAGAACGCTAATTTTTTTAACGTTAAAAATAAGATTGAATAATACTATAACAACAAATGGGTGGTGAGTATATGCACTATGGCACAGGTCAGATTGTGGTCGGCTATCAAGGAGTAGGCAAATCCACTCTTGCCTATCACAATAGAGGCGTAATTGACCTCGAAAGCAGCAACTTCGTCGTAGATGGTAAGCGAGATGAAAAGTGGTACATTCCGTACTGCAACATTGCAAGGTCTCTTGCTCGTCAAGGCTATATCGTCTGTGTTTCTTCTCACGAGGTTGTGAGAAAGGAACTTGAAAGAAATCCCGCCGAAAGACAGGCTATCGTTTATCCGGCACTTGCTCTGAAGGATGCTTGGATTCGCTCTTTAAAGCACAGATACGAGCAGACCGAGAGTGATAAAGACTTTAAGGCATTGAAAAATGCAGAGCAGTGTTATGAGCAGAACATAACCGATTTGGCTAATCAAGCAGGATTTGAACACATCGAGATTACTTCGATGAGTTACAGTCTCGCAAATATGCTTATCAAAAGAGAGGTATAGGTATGAAGGTAAAGAGGACTTGCAAATACGCCGAAAGCAGCACAGTAGGCAAGCAATATGTGAAGTGTAGTCTTGATGGGTCTTTAAGAAAGAACACTTGTCAAACAAATTGCAAGAAATATCAGCCATCTTTTCGTGAAAGAATTAGGCAGTTTTTCTTGAATAGATAAGGTGATTTCTATGATTAGGATTCGACATAGAGGACAGTTACTTATACAGAGTGAACTTGATGAAATTGCCAACAATTACATATTAACAAAACACGCTGAAAAGATGATAGGCATAAGATGCCCTAACCTAAATGTAAGAAATTCTATTAGAAATCCTATTCTTGCTTATTTTAACACCGATGGCAGCGTAAACATTGCACTTAATAGTTATGAATATCTTGTCGTGGCACTTGATGACAAACCTTATAGAGTTATTACATTTAAAGAGAAATCTTATAATGGCGTTACCATATATGAAAAGTGGTCTTTTGCTAAAAACGGATATTCGAGAAAGTTATTTCAATAGATAAAGTAAATAGAACTTTTATCTTTGTTATCCATCATTAAACCTCAATCTTTCTATGTTTTCTTGTTATCTGTTTGATAAATAGAACAATCTGCTGAAATACAAACCCTCAATTATTTGGAGTTAAAAAGCGTTAAAGTAGAAATAAAAGTTCTATTTTATCGACAGATGAGGGTCTTACAGTGTTGAGCCTGTGTGATGGAATGTCTGGCGGTCAAATAGCGTTGAAGCAGTTGGGAATTCCAATCAAAAGATATTACGCTTTTGAGATTAAAAAGACTGCGATTGAAGTAACGCAACTGAACTTCCCAAACACTATCCAACTCGGAGATGTAAATAACTTTGATGCGGAAATGTTTAAAGACATCAAGATAGACCTGTTCTTGTGTGGCTCTCCTTGTCAAGATATGAGTTTAATCAATATTGGTGGCAAGGTTGGAGTAAATGGTTCAAAGTCGAGTTTGCTTTACAAGTGTGTAGAAATAATGAACTTGGTTCGTCCCCAATACTTCTTATTTGAAAATGTACGGTCTATGACAAACAAGGACAAAGAAGTATTCAATAACCTACTTGGAGTTGAGCCAATACATATCAATTCATCATTAGTATCTGCACAAAACAGAAACAGACTTTATTGGACTAACATTCCAAATGTTAAGCCACCGGCAGACAGAAATATCTTGTTGCGAGACATTTTGGATGCAGACCCAATACCGGAAGAAAAGTGGTCGCAGAAAAAGATTGAGTTCGTAAATCGCAAAAGAAACTCAACTATGTATATTGCAGTGAACGGAGATAAATCAATTCCGATTACAGCAAGAGGATATGCTGCGTGGAATACACAGTTTATCGAAGATGAAAATGGTTTAAGAGATTTAACCACTAACGAATACAGAAAGTTACAGACAATCCCTGAATGGTATGACTTCGGAAACTTAACAAAATCGAAGATTACAGACCTAATCGGAGATGGTTGGACTATTGATGTGATTGCTCACATTTTTACATATATGAAACAATGATAAAGGAGAGAGGAAATGGGACATTATTTTAGCAACGAAATCGTTTTTAAATCACATCCAGACAAGGTAGCCGACCAAATCAGTGATGCCATCCTTGATGCTTATTTGAGTAAAGACCCCAATAGCAGATGTGGTATCGAGACTATGGGCGGTAAAGGCAAAATTTTCATTACTGGTGAAGTTACTTCAAAGGGTAGTGTAAATGTTCCTGAAATCGTAAGGAATGTACTCAAAGATGTAGGGTACTCTACCGACTATGAAATCATCAATAACATTGGAGTTCAATCACCCGATATTGCACAAGGCGTTGACGTGGGCGGTGCAGGAGACCAAGGAATGATGTTTGGATATGCTTGCCGAGACACAGAGCAACTTATCCCTACCGCAATGGCTATCCTTCAGGCATTGTCGAGATTCTACGATGGATTGAGACGAGTTGACAGACGATTTCTTCCTGACGGCAAAGCACAAATCACAGGATATTACGATGACAACAACAAATTGGAGTATATCAAAGACTTCGTAATTTCCTACCAGAACACAGAAAAGGAACGTGAGGAAACAGACAAAATCCTTATGGACTTCTGCGAGGAATTGTGCGGAGAATATGGAGTTGTTATTAAGAAGTTCCACATCAATCCTACCGGCAAATTCTTAATCGGTGGTTTCGAGGGAGATGCAGGTCTCACCGGCAGAAAGATTGTTGTAGACAACTACCAGTCTTTCGCCAATGTCGGTGGCGGTGCTTTCTCTGGAAAAGACCCCACAAAAGTAGACAGAAGTGCCGCATATAAGGCACGACAAATTGCTATTGATTGGCTTAAAAAGCATAAGAGTACGAACTGGTGTGAAGTTCAATTATCGTATGCCATTGGTCTTGCTAAACCTCTTGCGGTTTATGTGAGAACAGATAAGGGTGACTTCGACTGTACTGCTGAATATGCCGATGAATGCACACCGAGCCAAATCATTAAAGATTTGAAGTTAAGGGAACAAGCGGAAATCAAATACTACAATACGGCGCAGTTCGGTCACTTTGGATTATCTTCTTTCCCTTGGGAGAAGGTGCAAAGATGACCATTCATAAAGACTCAAAAAGCAGTATTGAAAAATTTCTCAACAGATGTATTGTGCATCAGAACTACAATATTTCCATTTATGTGAAAGATATGGAATCTGCGGAAGTGCTACTTGAAGAAATCCTTGCCTATTACAAAGCAAACGGCAACGACGGAATTGAGTCCACCGCCAAAGATTATGCCATCCAAATCTTCTTCACAACTGGAAGTGTACTCCGTATTTTCACAACAGAGAATATGGTAAGCCACATTCACGCACATCTCGTGTTTATGGATTCACGAATTCGAGAGACTTACATCCGAGATAGCATTCATCCCTTTATTGATAAATTCGATTTGGGAAATGGGAACTTCATTATCAATCCCAAACTTATTTATATCAAATTCTTAAATGAGGAGGAAGCGGAATGAAAACAGCAAAGACCGGTCAGAGAATGACCAACAAAACCGCACTTGTGCTTGACCACCTTCAGAAGAAAAAGACCATTACGAGTTGGGAAGCCATTGAGTTGTTCGGAGCAACCCGATTGAGTGCGATTATCTACAATCTTCGCAAGAAGCACTGTATCAATAGTGTGGATAAGATTTTCACCGATAAGTATGGTGATACTTCCACATTCACCGAGTACATCTACTGCGGAGAATTAGCAACAGCATAGACAGGAGAGAGTTATGGAATTAGTTGCAGCGAATACCTACATAATTTGCAAGCCATACAAACTCAAAGAAGATAACAAGAGCCTTATCGTGAACAACGGCAATACGGATTGTTTTGCAGAAGTAATCTCTTGCCAAACCGATGATTACAAGAAAGGTGACATCATCTGGTATGACAAGGCATTTGCAAGAGAATGCACCATTGCCGGTGAGAAGTTCATCGCAGTTGATAAGGTAAATGTAATTTCAACTGTCGAAGGAGTTTAGCGTATGGTAAAGAAAATCATTTATGGCGACGATGCAAAGAAAGCACTTCAAAAAGGTGTAAACACCGTTGCCGATTGTGTGAAAGTCACCCTCGGAGCAAAAGGCAGATTTGTGGCACTTGATAAGGACTACACTGCCCCACTCATCACGAATGACGGCGTAACCATTGCAAAGGATATTGTGTTGCCTGATGAATTTGAAAATATGGGTAGCAAACTCGTATATGAAGCATCGGCAAAAACCAATACGGTATCTGGTGATGGTACGACAACCGCAATCGTATTAGCACAGGCATTGGTAAATGAGGGATTACGAAATGTGATTGCCGGTGCAAATCCTATCTTCATCAAAAAAGGTATGGAGAAAGCCGTTGAAAAGGTAGTTGAGTACATCAAGTCAACTGCAAAGCCTATCAGCAGCGCAGATGAGATTGCGAAAATCGCAACCATTTCTTCAAGAGACAGTGAGTTCGGAGAAATCATCTCCAAAATCATTGATGAAGTAGGCAAGGATGTTGTTATCACAGTTGAAGATTCCAACACGGGAGCAACCTCTTACGAAGTCGTTGAGGGATTGAGATTTGACAAGGGATATATTACTCCACATATGGTCACAGACCCCGAAAGAATGGAAGCAGTGATTGACAATCCTCTTGTATTGGTTACAGACCACAAGATTTCAAATTTGCAGGATATTCTTCCTCTGCTCGAACAGGTATCACAAAATCAGCGTGGACTTCTCATTATTTCTGATGAGTTGAGTAATGAGATTATCGGCACTCTTGTAACCAATAAGTTGAGAGGAACATTGAATGTTGTTTGTGTAAGAACTCCTATGTTCGGAGACAACAGAGATGCTTTCCTCGAAGATATTGCCATCGTAACAGGTGGTACTTTTGTAAGCCAGAAACTCGGAATGGAGTTAAAGGATTTGACTTTTGACCAACTCGGCTCTGCTAAAAAGGTTAGAGTAGATAAGGACACTACCACAATTATTGATGGTGCTGGTTCTGCCGAAGCCATTGAGCAGAGAGTACAAACCATTAACACACAGATTGAAAAGGCTGTGACCGAGTTCGATAGAGACAAATTAAAAGACCGTCTCGCAAAATTAAAAAATGGTGTTGCTGTTATTAAGGTCGGAGCAAACACCGAAATCGAGTTGAACGACAAGAAATTGAGATTGGAAGATGCTCTTGCGGCAACAAAGGCTGCGATTGATGAGGGTATCGTTCCGGGTGGTGGAGTTGCACTTCTCAATGCTGCGGAAACGCTCAACGTCGGTTTAGACGAACTTTCTGAATATGAAAGAATCGGAGTAAGAATTGTTCAAGAAGCAATCAAATATCCGATTAAGCGAATTGTAGAGAACGCAGGATATGACGGCTCTGTGGTTATCAATGAAATCGCCAGAGAAAAGAAAACTGGTTATGGATTTGATGTTTATACCGAAGCATATGTCGATATGATTGAAAACGGCATTATCGACCCAGCAAAGGTAACAAGAACCGCATTGCAGAACGCCTTGTCAGTTTCTTCTCTCATTCTTATGACAGAAGTTCTCGTAACGAATGATAAAGAACAAAATAAGGAGACTCAATAATGGAAGGTTTCTTAACGGTAACAATCATTGTTTTGATTTTTTCAAATATTTTTAGTGCAATCGGAACGACATTCAACACTAAAAATGGGATATTCCTCTATCAAAAAATTGCAAGATTAGAAAATGTCAAGTTAATCGGAAAAATACTTCTCATTGTTATTACCATTCCATTTACCATAGTTGGTCAAATCCTTATTGGAATTGTATATGTGCTTATGGCACTATGCTATGTCATTTGGTACGGATTTGTTATGCTTTTCTCTATTGATAAAGAAAAGGCTAAAAAGAAATTTTTTGAGGAATAACATTATGAAGATTGTAAAAACACATACCGGCAAGATTTATGTAGATACTGACCGCCAGTTAGAGTTTCTGACGGTTGGCGACTACGGCAAAGAAAATAATATCAAGGCTGATTTTCTCGGCTTACATAAAGAAATTAACGGAGTAGCAAACACAGAGGTTGACCTGACTGATAAGTGGGTAGCCACAATCAGCACTCAAAAGGGTTGTCCTATGAAGTGTAAGTTTTGTGATTGCCCCCGATTTGGCTTCCACGGAAATGCTACTGTTGCAGATTTAATCTACGAAGTACAGACAATCCTTCAGGGAGAGACCGTAGACCATACGGACAGATTCAATGTTCACTTTGCGAGAATGGGAGAGCCGACATTCAACGAAAATGTGCTTGAATTCACAAGCAAGATGTTGAGACCTCTCGTGAGTTCTTATATCAAAGCAAAGACAATTCATCCTGTGGTTTCCACGATGTTGCCGAAGTCTAATAAGCGACTTGAAGAATTCATCTTGAAGTGGTGTGACATTAAGAATGAGGAATACAACGGAGAAGCCGGATTGCAGTTCAGCATCAACAGCACAGATGATGAGCAGAGAAACGACCAGTTTAATGGTATGAGTTTGAGCCTTGATGAAATTTCCGCTTTGGCTGCAAAGTTGCCTATGCCAAAGGGCAGAAAGTACACTTTGAATTTTGCGGTTACTGCTCATACAATCCTCGATGCAAAACGCCTTTCTGAATTGTTTGACAAGAATAAGTTCATTGTCAAAATTACGCCTATTCACGAGACCAATTCCGCAGTGACCAATGGTTTCGATGTTACAACTTCTTATACAGATTATGATGTTTACAGAGAGTTTGAACAGCCGTTGGTTGCTGAAGGCTGGGATGTAATTGTCTTTGTTCCGAGCAAGGAAGAAGATAGTGACAGAATCACTTGTGGCAATGCCTTGATTTCGGAGACCGAATGAGAACCTTTTATCACGGAACAACCGATGTGTTCCCTATAAAGAAAGTGCTTTTACCTCCAGTGATGACAGACATCAAAAGAGAAGATTGGAGAAAGAAGTACACAGATAAGGTTTTCTTTACTACATCAATCTTGTCTGCAACTATGTATGCAAAGAAAGCGTGTAAGAAGTATGGCGGTAATCCCATTGTTTATATCGTCAAACCGATAGGTCAATATTTCAACACGATTAACACGGAATACATAGCAGACAAGGCATTGATTTTAGATATAACCACAGAAAGAAGTTAAGAAGAATGATTAAGAACAATACCCCCCCTGCCAAATCTGATATGCGGTGAGTGTATCGCAGAACTCAAACGCATTGATGATGAGAGCATAGATTTAATTGTGACAGACCCACCTTATAGAGTGACTTCGAGAGGAAGTGCCGGAAACAGTGGTGGTATGTTGCAGAAAGATATAAATAAGAAAGGTCAAGTATTCGCCCATAATAATATTGATTGTTCCGAATACGCACCTGAATTTTATAGAGTGTTGAAAGATGGTAGCCATTGCTACGTGATGACCAATCATATCAACCTCATACATATGCTGAATACTTTTACCGACTTGCGAACAGACGAAGAAAAGGAGAAAGGCGTTAAGCCTTATGGTTTCCACTTTATCAAGTCCCTTGTGTGGGATAAAGGAAACAAGATTATGGGTCAGTATTATATGTCCCAATTTGAATACATTCTTTTCTTCCGCAAAGGTAAGGGTGTGAAAATCAACAACTGCGGTACGAGTGATATACTTTCCGTTCCTAATGTCAAGATGAAAGGTGAGGACGGTAAGAACTTACACGACACAGAAAAGCCGATTGGACTTATGGAAATCCTAATCGGCAATTCATCAAAAGAGAATGAAGTTGTGTTAGACCCCTTTATGGGTATTGGAAGTGCTGGCATCGCTTGTCAGAATCTCGGTAGACAATTTATCGGTATCGAGATTGATAACCATTATTACGAAATCGCAAAACAGCGCATTTCTTAATATAGATTTGAGGAAAGATATATGTTTTTTAAGTCAAAGAAAAAGAAAGGAAATGTTAAGATGGGAATGAATATTTCTATTGATATTGACAAGGTAACTGTTGCAGATGGCAAGGTTATCATTGATGTTGACCCTAACCAGAAAGGCTGGTTCGATGCTATTCTTATGGCAAAGAATGGCGTAAAACTCTCCGACCTCAAACCCAAGGATGAGTTCAAAATCGGAGATGAAGTGTTCATTGTGTTGGAGCAGACCGAGAACGGCACAAGAGTCATTGCCAAGGAATTTGCTTACTGCGATGTGAAGTTCGGTGACAATTCCGACTGGAAGGTATCTCCTATCCGCAAGACACTCAACAACGAGTATTTCAAGAAAATTGCAGCCATCATCGGAGAGAAGAACATTCTCACTATGGATAGAGACCTCACTTCTCTTGATGGTTTGGATGACTACGGCACTTGCACCGATAAGGTAAGCCTTTTGACTTCCGCAGAGTATGCGAAGTATCACAAAATCCTCGGCTTAAAGCCTAACTATCCTGATTGGTGGTGGCTTATTACTCCTGCATCCACTCCGAGTAATGATTACTCTCGTAGCGTTTGCGTTGTCGATTCCGGCGGCGTTCTTAGCTGGGGTGGCTGTGGCTGTTCCGGCGGTGTGCGCCCGTTTTTGACCCTTGAATCTTCTATCTCGGTACTTTTGAATAAGGATTAACGACTACTTATCCATTGACGAAATTGTGATAAGACGATAGTTTCAAGACGAGAAGTTTGAAAGGCATTTCTTGATAAGAGCATTTCAAATCGCTTAAATCGCTGATTTGCCAAGTCTGCCGGAAGCCCAGATAACCTACATAATTCTTCCGCTGACTTAATACCCAACTCTTTGAAAACTATCATAGGAGCAAGTATTCTGACTGCAAGGTATCTTGTAAATTCAGGATTAGCCATTCCGAAGATTTTCAAGATACCTTCAGAAACAGAAAGAGTATTCTCATATAGGGATTTAGAACTGTCAATTAGGTGCTGCAAGTTATAAAGATTTGCGATTGCGCTTATATCAACCGGCAACTGTGAAATGTTTGCATCAATCAATAAATCCCACGCTAAATTGCGGATATGATTGTATTCTTGTTCTTTCATAAAAAAAATCACCCCACGGTTAGTTTCTCCGTGAGATGATTAAAAATGAATGGTTAAATATTCTTCTGCCTATAAAGTCTCATCATATCATTTTCCCAAGAAGTCTTAACTCTGGTGTTAAGCCATTTGAGATATTGCTTGTATCTATAAAGCGATGCTTCTGCGGAAAGACCAAATGTGTTTTGAATGTCGATGGCAGATTTAATGTTCAAAAGTTTAAACAGAGGAAACGGTGCTAAAAGGGTTGCGGCAAAATAATCCGCTTCGGATTCGTATTCAGGATTGGTAGTTTGCAACAGACTATTCTCCGAAAGTTTCTCATAAGCCGAAATCGTATGATGATTACAAACGACGTGTCCGATTTCGTGTCCACAAGTCCATCGTTGTCTGCCAACATTATTATTGTCAGCGGTTGACTGATTACACAAAATCAAGTACCTATCGTTCATAATATCATAGTGAGTGCAGCCGGACTTACTTTCGCAAATCTGAACAATATCATCAATAGAACATTGATTGATTTTTGCAAACTGCTGGTAAGACATATATCTACAATTAGGTATGTAACGAATAACTTCCTTGACATCAAGAGGGAATTTAATCGTCGGCATCATAGAGTATATGTTCAATACCTGATTATTCACATAGGTATATCTAATCATTTAATCTTCGTTATCCTCCCTGAATGCGTACTCAAAACCTAATTTGAGCATCTGCATCATTCGCTCTCTATCTTTCGGTGTCATCTTCTGTCTTGCTCTCTGGAAAGATATAATGTCCTCGTCTCCAATGATTTCGGAAACAGAGCCGACAATATCAGTTCTGCCGAGCAGGTAGTCAACAGAAACATCAAAGTAACTTGCTACCTTGACAATCTTATCCACAGAGGGAGAACTTACCTTTTCCCACTTCTTGATAGAAGAATTGCCGAATCCCAAGTCGGACTCCAATTTGGAGATGGTAATTCCTTTCTGTGAGCATAATTCCTTTATACGATGATACAAGATAGATTCCATAATAGTTTCCTCCGCAACGGTCAAATTTTCTAAAACAAGTATTGACAACGAGAATATTTTCTGATATACTGTGTTCAGTCGAGAAAATATGACCGACTTTTTCTATATTATATAGATAATTTTCTCAAATGTCAAGAGGTAAAGGAGAATTGGTTATGTACTACGCAACTTATAAGAATATTGGTGAGACAGACATTGCAGCATTTCAGACCGAGCAGGAGCGTGATGATTGGGTAAATTTCAAAGACCCATACAGCAAGGCTCTTGGTGTTGATGCTGCAAATAGCACCTTCGAGAGAACTGCTATGACTGCCGAAGAAGCGGAGCAGAGAATTGGAACTATGTTACATAAGAAAGATGAATTTAATGCCGGACAGGAGTGGTATATTGGCTATTAAAGGAGCAATACTTGGAGACATCATTGGTTCTCAATACGAATTTAAAAGACCCGATGATTTTGACAATAAAACAGCACTTTTATTAACAGAAAAGTGCAATTTTACTGATGATACAGTTATGTCTATTGCTACCAAGTATGCGATAGAACATAAAATGGGTTTTGCAGAAGCATATCAGTTCTTTGGTTTAAAATATAGAAATGTAGGATATGGAACTCGATTTGCTGAATGGATAGATGAGCAGGAAAAAGAACCATATGGGAGTTATGGTAATGGTTCTGCTATGAGGGTTTCTTTTGTTGCTGATTATTTTTACTCAAAAGATAAAGTAATTGAATATGCTACAAAATCAGCGGAATGTTCCCATAATCATCCAGAAGGTATTAAAGGTGCTGTTGTAACAGCAGTATGTATTTGGATGGCAAAACAAGGCTATCTAAAAGAAGAAGTTTTGAAATATGCAATCGAACAATATCCAAGAGAAAAATATGCTTTTAGTCCAGAATTGAGTCTTGATGAAATAAGAAAAACATATAAGTGGAATGAAACCTGTCAAGGTAGTGTGCCTGTGGCAATTAGATGTGTTTATGAAGCAAATAACTATACCGAGTTTATTCGGAATGTTTTTAGTTTAAATTGCGACACAGATACTTTGTGTGCCATCGGCGGTGGAATAGCAGAAGAATTATTGGATAATACATATGATGAAATTCTTCCATTTTATAATGAGGTATTCACAAAATATCTTGATGAATTCTTACTGAAAACTTTATATGAAAAAATATAAAAATAATTTGTAAAAACCTCTTGACATAACTATAAAACGGAGGTATAATAGGTGTAGAAATTGAGAGAGGAGGTAACAAGATGAAAATATCTGATGTGAGAAATATATTGAGAGAAGAACAGTATCTTTTAGATAAGAGCATAGATATAGAGTCTGTTGTCTCCGGTAGAAAATATGAGTTTGTGTGCAGCAAAGGTCATATTTTTCAATCTCTACCTACAAACGCAATTAGCAAAGACGGTAGATTGTGTTGCCCGATTTGTTCCAATAGGCAGGTTCTTATTGGTGTAAATGATATGTGGACTACATCACCGGAGTTAGCAAAGTATTTAGAAAACCCAGAAGATGGTTATACACATACAAAATCATCTAATCAACCTCTTAAATGGGCTTGCCCGGAATGCAAACACAGTTTTTTAAAAACTCCAAATAAGATGAGTTTTACGAAAATTAAGTGTCAATATTGTAATATGGAAAGAAGTTATTCCGAAAAATTTGTTACTGCTTTTTTGGAACAGTGTGGAATTGATTTTTATAGAGAAAAGTATTTTCCTTGGTCTCAAAATAAAAGATATGATTTTTATATTCCTTGTTTTCGTCTTATTATTGAAACCAATGGTAAACAGCACTATAAAAAATCTTTTGCATTTTCTGATAGTAGAACACTTTTAGAAGAAAAACAAAATGATGTCCTAAAATACAATTTAGCAAATCAATCGGGCGAAATAGAACATTATGTTTCGTTAAACTGCGAATACTCCGAATTAGAATGGATTAAGCAATCAATTATTGAGAGTGATATTCCTAATATTTTTGGAAGTATTATTGATAATGTTGATTGGGATAAGTGCAATGAATATGCTATTAGTAACACTACAAAGGAAATTTGTGAGGCATATAGCAAGACTACCGATTTATATGAATTATGCAAGTTGTTTCATCTATCAATTAACTCCGTAAGAGATAAATTAAAATATGGTGCTAAATTAGGATGGTGTGACTATAACCCGAAAGAGTCTTTAAATGAGGCACACAAAAAATCGGCAAGATATGTTATAAAAAATCTATCAAAACCAGTTGTTCAAATAAATAGTTTTGATAAGGTTGTTGCGGAATATAAGAGCATTCAAGAAGCACAAAGACTTCTCAATGTATCTCATATATGGGACTGTATTTCTGGAAAACGAAAAACTGCTGGTGGATATAAATGGAGATATAAAGATGATTGATAAGATTAAGAAATTATTGCTAACAAAAGAATATGATTTCCTTCGTAACAATCAATTTCTTGGGAACAATATAGTTTTGCTCGGACTCGGTGGAAGTTACGCATATGGAACTAACAATGAGGGTTCTGATGTTGACGTTAGGGGGATTGCTACTAATTCAATCCGAAATATACTAACAGGAAATGATTTTGAACAGGTGGTTGATGTTGAAACAGATACAACAGTTTATTCATTTGATAAAATGATTAAGTTGTTGTGTTCCTGTAATCCTAATGTTATCGAAATTCTTGGATTGAAGCCAGAACACTATCTATTCCTTTCTGATGCAGGAAAGTTGTTGTTAGAACATAAGGAATTATTTTTATCGCAAAGAGCAGCATATACATTTGGCTCTTATGCTAATTCTCAACTTCGGAGACTTGAAAATAAATCCGCAAGATTGGTTAGCCAGTCTCAACAAGAACAACACATTCTTAAAAGTATTGAACACGCTTCTATTGATTTCAAAACTAAATTTTTTGAAATGCCGAATGATGCTATTAAACTTTATATAGATAAATCTCAACAAGAAGATTACGACACAGAAATTTTTTGCGACATTATCCTTCATCATTACCCTTTAAGAGATTATAAGGGTATGATGAATACTATGGGTGAAATTATCAAGTCATATTCTAAAATTGGGAAACGTAATGAGAAAGCAATCGCTCACGATAAATTAGGGAAACATATGTGTCATCTGGTTAGACTATATCTTATGTGCTTTGATATTCTTGAAAAAGGAGAGATTAACACATATAGAGAAAAAGACCACGATTTATTGATGTCTATTAGAAACGGTGAGTATTTAGATACCAATAGACAACCTATCCCAGAATTCTATAAAATGGTTGATAAACTTGAAAAAAGGCTTGATTATGATAAGGTTAATACCTCTTTGCCGGAGAAAGTAGATATGAACAAAATTATGGATTTAGTCTCAACAATCAACGGAATGGTGGTGAGCCAATCCTAATGACCAGAGAGCAAGTTTTAAACTCAATTCAGTTGAAAAAGAGATTTTGCAAGGATTGCAATTTATCCATCGCAGTTTTTGATAATCCATATTTTTATGAGAGACTTTGCGCTCTCGACATCCTGTATGATTGCGTAGATAAGTTCGACCAATTCTGTATTGAGTTGATGGCTTATCCAGATGAGCAGAGTTACTTTGAGTATTATAACTCTGTAAAGGATGCTATGATTACTCGTATCAAGGAGAACGCTGCATTTCAGGAATTTAATAACCAGAGTTTCAAGGCAACCGATAAACCTGCGGATGTTAGCAAGAGAAATCTTTATGTTGAACCGAATGACAAGGGAGTATTCATTTCCATTGATATGCGAAAGGCTAACTTCTCTGCTCTCAAACACTATTCGAGAGACATTTTTGACGGTTGTGATACTTGGGAAGAATATGTCGGCAAGTTTACAGATAGTAAGCATATTGCCAACAGCAAATATATTCGCCAAGTGGTTTTGGGTGCTTGCAATCCAAAGAGACAGATTCAGTACGAACATCATCTGATGTCTATTCTCTGTTTACATATTCAGCAGACACTCAATGATGATGCCCTTGACATTTATAGTCTTGGCGAAGATGAAATCATTATTACAGTTGAGAACCCGAATGAACCACCGAACTTCCGTCCGAACTTCTCCTTAAAGGATTTGAAGAAAGCGGTTGCTTCGTGTCCTGAAGGTATCGGTTCTCTTGTAAGAATTGAAATGTTCGACCTTCACAAAGTCGGCAACGATGGCTGGATGAAGAATATTTACGGAGATGAAAGCGACAACGTTGATTTCAAGTGTGTGAATGCAGAAATCTTCCATCAGATTGTAAAGCACTACTTCGGGCAGCCAATTACAGAAAATGACCTTGTGTTTTATCACAATGGTCAACTTGCGAAATTTATGAAAGAGGTTGATAATCCGTGGTAAACAAAATCAGAATACCGAGAGATGCCGCCTTTATCATAAATAAACTCGAAGAAAACGGTTATGAAGCCTATGTTGTAGGTGGTTGTGTAAGAGACAGTTTGTTAGGCATTGAACCTCACGATTGGGACATCTGCACTTCCGCATTGCCGGAGCAAGTCATCGAAGTATTTAAAGAATATAAGGTCTTGTTTACCGGCTTACAGCACGGCACTGTAACCATCATTATTGATACTGAACCATTTGAAATTACAACCTATCGAATTGATGGTGAGTATGAAGATAATCGCCATCCCACCAAAGTAGAGTTTGTTTCAAACTTGGAACTTGACCTTATGCGTAGAGATTTTACAATCAACGCTATGGCTTATAATGATAAGAACGGTCTGGTTGATTTGTTTGGCGGGATTGAAGATATAAAGAATAAGGTAATACGATGTGTTGGCAATCCTGATGAGAGGTTTACAGAGGATGCCCTGCGTATGTTGAGAGCCATCCGTTTTGCAGTAAGGTTTAACTGTGCCATTGATAAAGAGACTATGTGTTCTTTGCTTGCACACAAATCACTTCTGAAAAACATCTCTGTTGAAAGAATTAGTTCGGAACTGACCAAGACTTTGAGTTATCCGAATGATATTAAGTCGGCAATGCTGATGGTGACACTCATTGAATTGCTTAAAATTGTTGTTCCAGATATGTACTTGATTGACACCGAGGATGTATGTCAGAGATTGATTAGGAGCAATCCTGTATTTGAAATTAGGCTTGCAACTCTATTTGATTTTAAGGATATTGAAACTGTTTTAAAACAGTTGAGATTTTCCAATGACATCGTATCTGATGCTGTCTCAATCAAAATCTATGGTCACAAAATTTTTGATGAACGGCTGATTTGGAGAGACAACAAGTATAAGTATTATTCGAGAAAACTTCTTCACGATTTAGAGTACAAGAATGCCCTTCGTGCTGTTGAGTATGCTACATTGCTTACACACGAGCAGGATTCAAACACAATGCTTCTTTTGAAGTTATTAAGCCATTACATTGGCGAGAGTAATCGTGATGGTAGTGTATATACTTTATCCGGGCTTGACATTGACGGCAATGACTTGCTTAAACTCGGATATAAGGGCAAGCAAATCGGCAATATCTTAAACCACCTACTCGATATGGTTATGCGAGATATGGTTCTGAACACAAAAGAGGAACTAATCAAGTGTATTCATAATATCGAATAGGAGTGATAGAGTGGAGCATTACAAATGCCAAAAATGCGGATGTACCGATGTTTATGCAAAACCAAGTGGCAGAAGAATCGGACTTTATTGTAACGATTGTAACACGTGGATTTGCTGGACTACATACGCAAAGATGTGCGACATTTATAAGACAAAAGATGAGTCTGAACTGAATGATAAAGTTGCACTTAAAAAGATTTTCAAACGCAGCGGAATAACTACAATGAGATGTTCCAAATGCGATTGTTTACTATATAATTCGTGTAAACCAAAGGTACAAGGTCAGTTTGACTTGGTTAATGCAAAGTTCTGCCCGAAGTGTGGCAGAGAATTGCTTTAATTTTTAACCTTTAAAAATAAGATGGAATAACACGGATATTATGAATAGAAGGAGAAAGACATAATGAAATTAACAAACCAATGGATTAACGGAGATTGTCTAAAAGAATTAAAGAAACTTCAAGATGAAAGTGTTCATCTAATTATTACATCTCCACCTTATCACAATCTTAGGGTATATAGCAATGACCCATCGGATTTATCTAATTGTGAGACATATGAAGAATATTATTATTTGCTCGGTCTTGTAATTGAAGAATGTAAAAGAGTCCTTAAACCCGGCGGTAAGTTTGTAATGCAATATGAGGACTATAATTACACTCTCGGCAGAGATGGCAAGAATGGTCAAGAAAGTTTAACTGGTGCAATCAATGATTTGTTCTTGAATAATAAATTTTCTTTATGGACGAAGGCTTTTTGGAGAAAGTATTCAGCACAAAGAGCGATGCTGGCACAGGGTAATTTGTATTATCGAAATATGAAAGCAAGAGACACAATTCTTGCCGCTAATGTAGGCTTTGTATATGTTTACAAAAAGGAAGGCGATTGTGAAGTAATTAAGGGTTCTGATATTACTCTTGAAGAATGGGCAGATTGGGCTGACGGAGTATGGAATATCTCAAACTCCGGGATTGGTCACACCACTCCTTTTGCGGAGGAACTTGTAAAGAGATGTATCAAACTTTGGAGTTGTCCGGGGGATACGGTTCTTGACCCATTTGCAGGAGCAGGAACAGTTAATAAGGTGGCTATTGAAAATCACCGTAACGCCATTGGTTTTGAACTTAATGAAGAATTTTATAACCTTGCGATTGAAAAGAGATTTTCATTATGGTCTGATGAAGTCTTTGAAGTAGATGATTCTATTGCTCAAATGCAAGAACGATTTACGGAACAGTTGGCTATTGGCAAAGAACAATCTGCAAGAGCAAAAGCCGAGAAGGAAGCAAAGAAAGCAGCAAGGGAAGCGGCAAAGAAAGAAAAGAGTAATGCCAATGATTGAGTTACAAATACCCGTTGAGCAAATTCCTTACATAAGAACTATTGAGGGTAGAAAGTTTAGTAATGGTAAATGGCTGTTCCCAGAAACAGCCATTCCAAAACTAATTCAATTAGGTTTAGTAGAATCTGATATTGATATTCCTAAAAAGCAACACGTAAATTACGAATTGTCCCAATATTTAAGAAAGTATCAAAGAGACATTTGTAACAAGGCTTTGAATGAGGGGTGTTATGGTATTTTTGCAGATACCGGAACTGGCAAAACGGCAATGGCTCTCGAATTGGCAAATCATTACAATAAAACACTAATTCTTTGCCCTCTGTCGGTAATCGAAACTGCTTGGGTTGATGATTGTCACAAGTTCTATCCGAATTTATCAATCGTAAATGTATGGGGGAATAGTAGAGAGTATAGGTTGAAAATGCTCAATCAAAAAGCAGATATTTATGTGATGAATTATGAAAGTTTTAAAATACTTCGTAATGAAATTCGCAAAATGGAATTTGATTGTATTGTCGTAGATGAAAGCAGTGTTATGAAAAATATGTCAAGTCAAATTACTTCTGCACTGCTTGAAATCGCAGATGTTATACCTCACAGGTTTGTATTGAGTGGCTGCCCAACACCGAATCATAATAGTGAAATATTCCCTCAAATGAAATTTGTGGATAGTGCTATTCTCGGTAATAACTATTATGGTTTTCTTGCAAAATATTTTCATCAAGATATGGCTAATCCTCATTTTTGGTATCAAACCAATGATGATAAGGAAAGATATTATGCTAAACTCGATGAAAAGGCTGTGTTCTTACGAAAAGAAGATTGTGTTGATTTGCCGGAGAAGGTATTTCAAATCAGAAGATTTGAATTGGCAAAGAAACAACGTCAATACTATGAGGACATCATAAATGACATTAAGGCAAATATAAACCAATGGAGCAAGTTTGAATTTACGGCGAAGTTAATGAAACTTCGAGAGATAACCAGCGGATTTGTTATCAACAAAGATAAAAGTATTACGGTATTCGACAACAACAAAGAAAATCTTCTCGGAGAAGTAATTCAAGACATTGGGAATAAACCGATTATTGTGTGGTGTCAATTCCAGCACGAGATAGAGTCTCTTGCGAAGAAATTTGGCGGGGTTGCATTAACATCTAAAACAAAGGATAGAGACAATATAATACGAGATTTTAGAGATGATAAAATTAAACTTCTTTTTACGCATCCTAAATTGCTCGGTAAAGGCGTTACTTTTGTGAATTGCACATATAACATTTATTATTCTTTAAGTTTTAGTTATGAAGAATTTAAACAAAGCCAAGAAAGAATTCATAGAATTGGTCAAGAGAATAAATGTACTTATATTATTTTGCAGGGCGAAGATACAATCGAAGAAAAAATTTATGATTGTGTTCAGAGAAAAGGAAATGCGGTAGATGAATTATATTTGGAGATGGGATTGAGGAATGAATAAAACATTTTCAGATATTACAATCCTCATTGACATTGATGATACTATTGAGGATTTGTTGGCTGCTTGGTGCAAGTGGTTAAATGACCTCTATGGTCTCAATGTCAATCCGGATGAAGTGACCGATTGGGATGTTGCGAGGTTCTTCCCAACACTTACCAAAGAGCAGGTGTTTGAGCCATTACATACTGACCACTTCTGGAAAACGGTTGAGCCGAAAGACGAAGCCGTGAAATATGTAAAACAACTTATTGATGATGGGTTTAATGTCTATCTCTGCACGACTACGGATTACAGAAATGTAAAGCCAAAGTATGAGTATATCATTCTGAAACATTTTCCTTTCATCTCTTGGCGACAGGTCATTGTGGCTGGTCGCAAGCAAATGATTAAGGCTGACTTCTTGATTGATGATGGAGTTCACAATCACGAGGGCGGTGACTATATTAAAATCCTTGTGTCTGCTCCACACAATCGGGGGTATGATGCAAATGCTAATGGTATGGTTAGAAGTGAAAACTGGAAATTCACATATGATACCGTTATCAGCCTTGCAAAGAAGATTATCGGAGTTGAGTAAATGAGAGTAGATATTTTTAATACAAGCAATCAGTATGGATTGATTCTTGCAGACCCACCTTGGAAACAGGCTCGTGGCTCTGGTAAAAAGAGCGTTAGACCAAATAGCAGCGGTGTTCCGCTCGACTATCCCGTGTGTTCGCTTGAAGAAATCAAAGACCATTTAAGTCAAGCAACAAGCCTCTGTTCGGGGGATAGCGTGTTATTCTTATGGACTATTGACAAATATCTGTTTGAAGCACAACAGATTGCAGAGGAATTAGGCTATAAGTTACACGCAAGAATGATATGGAATAAGGTTACTGGAATTCCAGCAGCATTCACAGTGAGATACGGACACGAATATCTCTTGTATATGTATAAGGGCAAACTTCCACCTGTGGCTCTTGAAGAAAGAGGAAAGATACATACCGTGTTTACGGAAAAGGTTCAAAGACATAGCCAGAAACCAGAGATTTCATATGAGATTATCAACCGACTTTATCCCGACTTAAAGAAGTTGGAGATGTATGCTCGAACTAAAAGAGACGGATATGATAGGTGGGGACTGGAAGCACCTGATGATTAGAAAATGCAAAGTATGTGGTGTTGAAAAAGATATAGACCTCTTTGTTTTAGATAAAAGATGTAAAAACGGGCATACAAATGTATGCAAAGAATGTCAAAACAAATATATGCGTGAATATAAAAGAGGCAATGAGGATTATCTTACTAAACGTAGAGAACATTACGATAAGATTTATAGAGAACAACATAATAGAGGTATCACGAAAAGTAGACAAAAGAATCCATTAAAATTCAAATGTAGAATGTTGAAAAACAGTATGAAACAACGTTCCAGAAGAAAAGGTTTTGAATTTGATGAGGACTATTTTACAACAGAGCGTTTGATGGAGTTTATTTCAAAAAGTCCATATTGCCAATGTTGTGGCAAGAAATTGGATTTAGGTTATAAAGAGGATTGGCATTTTAATGATGACTCTCCATCAATGGATAGAGTAGATTCAAGCAAAGGCTATATTAAAGGCAATGTTGCATTATTATGTTGGGGATGTAATCGGCGCAAACAAGATTCAACACCTGAAACATTAAGAATAATTGCAGATTTTATAGACAAGTGGCATCAAACCAATAAAGAATCATTAGTGCTGGAGGATTAAATATGTTTTGTAAGCATTGCAGAAGTTTGATGAAAAGTGTTATGCGATTTGAGGATGGTAAGTCTTACAGATTGTATAGATGCCCGAAGTGTTATTCTGAAACAAAGCCTAAACGCTTTACTTTTGACGATGAAGAAATAAGCAAGAATAACACCAAAACCAACAAATCAAGAAAGCCGGTTAAGAAACCTGCAAATAAACCCATTAAGAAAACCAATAAGAAGAAAAGAGGTAGATAAATGTATTGCGCTTATGTAACCACAATCAGAGAATTGCGAAAGCATAGCAATGCTGACCGCTTACAGTGTGCCACGATTTTCGGCAATAACGTAATTGTCGATTTGAGTTATCAGGCAGGACAGAGAGTTATCTATTTCCCTGTGGATGGTCAGTTAGGTGAGGACTTCGCAAAAGAAAACAATCTTGTGAGAGTCAAGGATGCTGAAGGTAACAATACCGGCGGTTATCTTGACCCAGACAAGAGAAACATCACGGCTCTTAAACTTCGTGGTGAGCAGTCCGATGGTCTTGTTCTTCCTCTCGAAGTGTTGAGCAAGTACACCGACATTGAGAAGTTGACTGATGGTGAGCAGATTACCACTCTCAACGGATATGAGATTTGCAGAAAGTACATTCCGAGAAGCAACAGACAGAATAAGTATGGTACTCCCGGAGTAAGTAAAACCAGAAAGTCTCGTAAGGACGAAAATGAAAAGGTTTCTTATCCTTTCTTTGTTGAGCATATCGACACTGCACAACTTGCTTATAATCAGGGAGCATTTAAGCCGGGTGACACCTGCTACATTACCTTGAAGATGCACGGAACTTCCGCAAGAACTATGAATGCAGTTGAGGTAACTACAAAGAGACCTCCTCGTGTGTTGAAGAAAGTGTTCCGTCTTAAAGACAAAACCACAAGACAATATAAGACTGTTAGTGGCACGAGACGAGTTACTTTGAGAGATTATGGCGATGGCGGTTGGTACGGCAGCAATGCTTTCAGAGAGAAGTATCACAACTTTTTCAGAGACAGACTGCCAAAGGGCGTAGAAATCTTCTATGAGATTGTCGGCTGGGTCAATGAGAATACTACCATTATGGGTAGATGCTCCAATAAGTTGATTAAGGATAAGGAGTTCTCCAAGCAGTACGGCGCAGAAACCGTGTTCTCTTACGGCTGCGAAGTTGGTCAGAATGATTGCTATGTCTATCGTATGACTTTGACCAATGAGGACGGCTTTACTGTTGAAGTACCTTGGGAGCAGGTTCTTATTGAATGCGAGAAGATGGGCGTTAAGTGCGTTCCTACCTTTGAGAAATTTACATATACCACTTGGGAAGATTTGATGTCTCGTGTGGAGAAATACTACGACGGTGCAGACCCTATCGGTGGAAGCCATATTCGGGAGGGGGTAGTTGTCAGAATCGACAACAGACCAAGTTTTACTGCTTACAAGCACAAGAACTTCAACTTCAAGTGTCTTGAAGGAATCATTAAAGACACTTCTGATGCTCCTGATATGGAAGAAGCAGAAGAACTCATTATTGAGACTACTAATTAAGAAAGGAGATATTCGCTATGGCTATGACTGATGAACAAGAGAAGCAGTTGGAAGAACTTTTCAAAACGAAGTTAAAGGAACAGTACAACCGAGGATTGCACGTTGGCATCTTATCTGTCAGCAAGGTAGTCCTTGACAAGTTGAATGACAGTTCAAAACCGTTGATGAAACGAATTGAAGATGTCAAGAAATTCTGTTCTACTCCGTGGAACAAGCAGAAGAAGATTGAGCAAGCCTTGAACGAAGCATCTGCAAAAGCGGAGCAGACTGCCGAAACTCCCGCTCCTTCAGAGGATAATAGCGGTGAAAATGCCGTAGAAAACGGCGAAAACTGATAATAAAAGTCTGATTTTATTATCGGTTATTCAAAGGCGAATTAGAGGTATAGAAAATGAATGTATTTAGACGATTAGAGGCTAATGTGCCGCTTATGGCAATGCTCATAGGCTTACCCGGAAGTGGTAAAAGCACTCTTGCCGAATCTATGACCACTTCGGGGGATAACGAGGAATATAAACCCGTTATTCATTCCTCTGATGGTTTAAGAAAAGAACTTTTTGGCGATGAAGCAACACAAGGAGATAACAACAAATTGTTCACAGAACTCCACAGAAGAATTAAGGCAGACTTGATTGCTGGTAAGGACGTTATCTATGATGCTACAAATATTAGCAAGAAACTCCGCATCCAGTTCTTGAATGAGTTGAAGAACATCTCTTGCACACCTATTTGTCTGTGTATGATGACTTCTTACGAAACTTGCTTGAAGAATAATGAAAAGCGTGACCGCAAAGTGCCGGTAGAAGTTATCAAGCGAATGCAGATGAATTGGCAACCGCCTCATTACAGTGAGGGCTTTAAGGAAATCAAATACATATTTTCTAATCTCGATGACGAGTATAAGGAGAGGTTTACCATCGGTGACTTCTTCAAAGTAGCAAATGAGTTCGACCAAGAGAATGGCCATCACGCACTAACTCTTGGCGACCATTGCACCAAAGCAGCGACATATATTCAGGAACATTGTCCCGACAACTTCCCTCTTTTGATTGCGACTATGCTGCACGATAATGGCAAGTTACACACGAAAACGAGAACCAATGCAAGAGGCATTGAGGACGGTAACTGCCACTACTATCAACATCATTCATACGGGTCTTACGAATGCTTGTTTTATCTTCATTTTGCAAAGCAGTTCACAGAGCAGGAAATGACCTATATTTCAAATCTGATTTATTACCATATGCATCCGTATTGTCAATGGAAGCAATCTGAAAAGGTACTAAATAAAGATAAAAGGTTGCTTGGTGATAAGTTGTTTAACGATATTATGTTGCTGCACGATGCAGATTTATACGCTCATTAACCAACAACAATGTGTGGAATATATAAAATCGAAAACCTAATCAACGGCAAAGTCTATATAGGCAAAAGCGTTGATATTAAGAGTAGACTACAAAATCACAAAAGCGAAAGTTTCAATAAAAATTCTAATGCTTATGATACCGCCATTCATAGAGCAATAAGAAAGTATGGTATTGAAAACTTCTCTTTTGAAGTAATAGAAGAATGCAGTAGAGAAAATTTATCTGACAAAGAGAAATATTGGATTAAATTCTATAATTCCTTTGGAAGCGGATATAACCTAACCGCTGGCGGTGAGGGAGTCCCTACTGTAAATGAAAAGCAGATAAGAAAACTATGGGACGATGGACTTTCAATCGGAGAGATATTTGAGAAAACAAAATATAACAAACATACAATAATCAATGTTCTGCAAAATTATCATAAATATTCTCGGAAAGAAAGCAATCGCAGAGGTAGATTGGATGCTTTTAAAAACAGGGTTAAACCTGTAATTCAATATGATTTCGATGGTAAATTTGTTCAAGAATACAATTCAACAAAAGATGCTGCAAATGCAAATGGAATTGGTGAGAACTTGATACGAGCGTGTTTAAGCGGCAGTCAAAATTCTGCCGGTGGTTATCAATGGAGATATAAGTCAGATGATGCTCCAACGTATTATAAACCTAAAACAGCAATTAAGAAGAAGTCGGTATTACAGTTTGATATTAGCGGAAATCTGATTGCGGAACACTGCTCTGTTAGCAAAGCAGCCAAAAGTGTTGGGCTGTCAAATCCAACTTCAATTATAGTTAGTTGCAAGTCAAGCACGAGAACTGCGGCTGGTTATATTTGGAGGTATAAAGACAGCAATGATTAAAATTCGTTCCTCATAATATGTGGGACTTTATATAGATACTTCACTTTGAGGTCGGTGGTTAATTTGAGTATATTTAAGTAAGCAAACAAACAATATGGAATAACACTAAAACGAAACTATTAAGAATGGAGAAACATACAGAAATGTCAAACGAAGTAAAAGATATTTTTAATACGCTGAATGGCGTTGATGTTTCCGGC